TTTGAATTAAAATTTTCCCGTCAAAACATGCATGAACTTGGTTGCTTGAATGACCGAGAACGCGACGTTGTTGTATATAACCTTGGCCCCCGTGTACCAGCTGCCCCTTGTCGTGTAAAATGTTTTATGCTTCTTGATGACTGTGGACACCATGACGAACAAGCTGGCGCACTTTTAACTGTTCGCCATCATGCCAAGACTGGCGTCCTCATGCATGATAATCTTATTCTCCCTCGTGTTTATTATGAAACTATGTGTATAGGTGAATATCAAGCTAATTCTTTTTCTCCTCATAAATTTAGAAATATCAATGCTTATGCTTATTTTGCCCCTGCTTTAGATGGTGATTGTGGTGGGATTGTTCTTGGTTGTGGTAAATCCACTAACCGAAAAATTCTTGGCATTCATGTTGGCATCGTTGATGCAACCGGGCGTTGCCTTTCTGAGCCTGTTTTCCAAGAGGATCTTTACCCATTCTTAGATACTCATGCTGGCTCTACTTATGGTCTTATTGAAAAACCATCTGTTGTTTTGGACCGTGACCCCATCAAATTTAATGCTTCAGCCCAATCTTTTTCCATCCTTGGAGCTGTCGATGATAAACATCAAATTCACATGCCAACTAAGACTGCACTTATAAAGTCACCTTATTTTGAGTGCTTTGGCAAGACGAAATTTGGGCCCTCCGTCCTTCACCCTTCTGACGATCGTCTTGTGAATAAGCAAGACCGCGAATATACTCCTCTTATTGCTGGCGTGCTTAAGTACTCTAAGCAAAGTGGCTATTTTAAAGATAGCCATATTGCTATTGCATTTGAGCAAGCTAAGCAGTATTGGGGTATTTCACCTAAGCCGCAAAGTAAAGTTTCCCTTGCTGTCGCCATTAACGGAGCTCCAGCAGAACCTAAGAAGCAATACAATGGCAAGTACATCAAAGGGCTTGATTTTGGAACATCCAGTGGTTACCCCTTCAATCTTCGTAACACGCCTAAGAAGAAGGGTGACCTAATCAGCGGTGAAAAGCCAAATGCTTACATCAGCGATAAAGAGCTCAAGTTCCATGTCGAGGAGCGTATTCGTCTCGCTAAACATGGTATACAATTTCGCGACTCCATCTGGTGTGATACTATGAAAGATGAGCTTAGACCATTAGAAAAAGTTGCCGCTGGGAAGACCCGTTTAATAGCAAATGCCCCGCTTTCATTCACCATTGTCTCTCGCATTTATGGTTTCCCCTTCTTCTCCCACTTCTATGAATCATTCCGGCACACTCCTAGTGCTGTTGGGATGGACCCTGAGTCAGGTGATTGGCATGACATGATATCCTATCTTCATGAATGTTCATCTACTGGCTTTGCTGGTGATTTTGGGCGCTTTGATGGTACGCTAGCTCCGCAATTGATGTATAAATTCGCTGAGCTTTGGAATAGCTTTATGGGCGGTTCTGAGGATGATCAGACCGTTGTAAATACTCTCGTTAACG